CGGGGGGTCCGATTTGAGTCACCATCTTTTATTTTTGGAAGTAGAAATAGAAAGAAAAATAAAGATAATAATCGTTTCTTTTCATATCTTTGGCGAACCTAACCTGGAAATATATTTTGGAGTTGGAAATAAATAAGTATTCGACTAACTAAATTAACGCAAAATTCACGGTTTTGTTTCCCATTCGCAAAAAATATAAAAAAATAAACACACCCATATAAAATGAATACAACGCCAAACGAATGGAAATGGAGCAAACCCGAACCTTATTCGCAATCAAAACGACAAACTGCTACATCCACCGTGCCGATGGAAGAAAAAATCGAATCTGCCGCTTATTTATCATCCCTCCATCACGACCAATACTCGTGGGATATCATCAATCAAACCCAATCCAATTTCAAATCATCCTCAAAACGCGAAGACTCCGACAAAAAAATATCGGAACGGGAGATTATTCCTCAAGATAATTTTAACCCGTTTTTCACAAATAATGATTACATCAACGATGTTGAAACGCGTGATTTGTATATGAAACCAGTTATTACGCGGGATGAATAATATAATTGTATAAGTATTTAAATATATCACAATCTTTAAATTAATGAATAAATACACAATTTATGCAACACAAAATAATTTATTGCTCACGAATTTGCTCGAATTTTATAAAAACCCTGTCTATTTGCAAACGATGCTATCCATTATTACAGGAGCATCAAAAATTTCACTTAGAATCGTGGATTGGTTCGCCACAAATTACGCAAAAAAATATTTTACCATATATACAATTAGTCCGGACCAAGATCCTGAATCCGACACTGGAAAACGATTCAAAGTGTATGTTGACTATAAATTAAAATTAAAGGCATATAGTAAAAAAAGGTTTGACCCTTTTTGTCGGTGGGACCGAATAAGTATTCCCTATGAGGGGGACACGTTTATTGAAACAACCATCGGACAGTTAAACTTTTTTAAATGGGCGATTGAAAATAAGGTGATTGATTACATACAAAATAATTATGATACCATCGAGAAGGATATGAACTCTCGAAACAGCACTTCAAAACGAAATGAAGTCGACAACACCAAAACACGAAAAAAACGTGAAGAACTCTCCATTTCCGCAACAAAAAGTATTAAAAAGGAAAAAATAGAAATTACGGTCGAGTTTAATTAATTATATTTATATTTATATAAATATAATTCAAATTCTTATTTATGGGAAATTCACAAAAACCCCAATATATTGGGTTTGAAGATATACAACATACGATTAAATCGCCGGCGAAATATATATTGATTAACACCTTAACCGAAAATGAACAAAATTGTCTTATCGTAACAACCCTCTCGTATATAAAAGAACAAGACCTTATCAATTCATTATTAACCCAACATAATAAAAAAATTAAAATTATTATTTACGGCAAAAACTCGTGCGACCATTCGGTGTTTAAAAAACAATCGCAACTTCTGAATTTAGGCTTTCAAAATGTCTACCTCTATTTGGGAGGCATCTTTGAATGGCTACTTTTACAAGATATATATGGGGCGAACGAGTTTCAAACAACCACGAAACAAAACGATATCCTCAAATACAAACCCGCCAAGGTATTTGGGAACGAGTTTTTACTCGAATACTAACCTTTACATAAGCAAATGGTTGAACTTAATAATTATATCTTCCTTAATTATATGGGTCGGAAACGATACACTCGAAAATACATTCAACCACGCCGTCGCAGGAATATAACACGCACGTTAAAAAGTGCGCTGAAAAAGACATCTTCAACATCACACCATACAAGGAGTAAAAAACGTGTAAGGTTTGATTTATAAATAAAAATGATTTAAATAAATTGTCGTAAATAAATGTATATATTTACAAACCCTTAAATCAAGTTAAAATGAACCTAAACCAAACCAAACTTACCAAGACTGAGTGGGACTCGATTGAGATTCCGGTCTCATCGGATGAGACAGAAATATTAAAAATGATCGTTAACGGCAGTTCAAATGTTAACATTCGATATAACAATAACGAATCATTATTTACATTTTTGAAAATTGAATATAGTAAACAAATGGAAGATTACATATTCAATAAATATCTCTCCAATCGGGTAAAAGAAATTACAAAACAATACAACGCATCGTTTATTCAAACAAAGGTAAGTTCCAATCCGCAAATAAAAAAGGCGGATCTTATTCGCATCAATAAAAACGCGGAGACCACTCTTGAAAACCAGAAAATTTATGAATACGTTTTGCTTGAACACGCGGAGAAAATCCTAAAATATCGAAACAAAAATATTAAAAAAACGGAGTTTCATTATTACACACTTTACAAACTTTTACGAAACGACGTGAAACATATCAACCGACATATTCTGGATATTTCAAATAGTATATTAACCCATCTAGAACCCGAGTTAAACCTTTCCAATATTATTTATAACGCGGTGGATTACATCGAAAAGAATGAAAATATTCTAAAATACAGCGACCTTACTCTTTACGAACACCAAAAACAAATCATCACCATTTGTAATGATTTAACCCCAAAGTTAATATTATACATAGCTCCAACTGGAACTGGTAAAACATTAACCCCGTTAGGTCTTTCCTTCAAAAATAGAATTATCTTTGTATGTGCCGCAAGACACGTAGGACTGGCGTTTGCGCGTTCTTCCATTTCGGTTGGGAAAAAGGTCGCGTTTGCGTTCGGCTGTTCAAGCGCAGATGATATACGATTACATTATTTCGCTGCCAAAGATTTTACTAAAAACTGGAAAAGTGGCGGTATTTGGAAAGTAGATAACAGTGTGGGCGATAAAGTGGAAATTATGATTTGTGATATTAAATCATATTTATGTGCTATGTACTATATGTTATCATTTAACCAACGGGAAAATGTAATTGTATATTGGGACGAACCCACCATTACGTTGGATTATGAAAATCACGAATTACATTCCATTATTAAAAATAACTGGAAAGAAAACTTAATCCCGACGATGGTGTTATCTTCTGCCACCCTTCCAAAAATACACGAACTTACAGAAACCATTACCGATTTTAAAAACAAGTTTGAAGGTGCGGAAATTTACAATATAATCAGTCACGAATGTAAAAAATCAATCCCGATCATCAATAAAAACGGTTATGTAGTTTTACCACATTATTTAAGTAATGATTATGATGAAATACTCCGCGTCGTTCGTCATTGTGAAAATTATTTAACGCTCTTGAGGTATTTCGATTTGAACGAACTAACCAGATTTATTCGATTCATAATGAATACCCCCTATATCGATGAGAAATACAAAATCGCACGCAATTTTGTATCTTTGGATGATATTGATATGACAAGTATTAAATTGTATTATCTTAAAGTATTAAAAAATATAGACCCATCTAAATGGGATGAGATTTATAACGAATTTATTCAAACAAGAGAGTTAAAAATTAGCTCAAATACTGGAATTGATTTGAAAGGTAATAAAATTAAAAAAATCCCAGGTGGCGCGAATCAAGAAGAACCCATCGCAGGAGGAAGTAGTATTTATATTACTACAAAAGACGCATATACGCTAACAGATGGACCAACTATATTCTTATCTGCCGATGTTGAGAAAATCGCAAAGTTTTGTATTCAACAAGCAAATATACCAGATATTGTTATGAAAGATATTATGGACAAAATCGAGTTTAATAATAATATTAACGACCAAATTTTACATTTAACCAAGGATTTGGAAGATATCACGAACCAATCCCCAAAAGATGATGGCGATGACGGTAAAAAAGGGGGAGGGAAAGACCTTCATAAATGTAATCGGGTCGGAAAAGGTGAGAATACAACTGAAATCGGTAAGTTAACAAATCATCTGGACGTATTAAAGTCGATGGTTAAAGTTGCGACATTAAACGAAACATTTGTTCCAAATAAGCAACATCATATTAAAAAATGGGCGGATAGTATGAATGCTACCAATGCGTTTACAAGCAATATTGAAGAAGAAACCATATTAGAAATTATGTTGCTTACTGGAGTTGAAGATAGTTGGAAGGTTTTACTGCTAATGGGAATCGGTGTATTTACAACTCACAAAAATACAAGTTATACAGAAATAATGAAAAAACTTGCCGACCAACAAAAACTTTACATTATTATCGCCTCAAGCGATTATATTTATGGAACCAATTATCAGTTTTGCCACGCATATATAAGCAAAGATATGGACCTCACACAAGAAAAAATAATACAAGCGATGGGACGAATCGGGCGAAATAAAATACAACAATCGTATACGATACGATTTCGAGACGACGCGCAAATAACCAAGCTCTTTACGGAAGACACCGCAAAACCAGAAGTTATTAATATGAATCGGTTGTTTAGTTGAATAGAGATAGATAGTAAGATAGTTAGTTTAACATTATATTATAATAAATCACCCATTTATACATTACATTTTTTTACTATTATTAGAGATACACTCATAACAATGACCAGAATACACACCCTAAAGATATTATATAATGAAATATAATATATTTTTATAATTTTAGAATAATAATGCGGTTAGGATGATATCTAATCATTTAATTAGAATATGCCAGACCACCCATACCACTCATAATGCGAAGCACATTGTAGTTAGTGGCGTACACTCGAACCTTCGCGGTGTTGGTTCCCTGGACGGTGGCGTTGGAAAGAACCAGCTGAAGAGTCGCGTTATCAATACGAGAGAAATTGCAAGTTCCAGATGGCTGATGTTCCTCAGGGCGAAGAGCAAAGGAGTAGACGTTGATGCCTTCATCTGGGTTGCGGGTATGGCACTGGTAAGGCTGGACGAGGGAGAAGTAAGTTCCTTCACGTTCAGAGAAACGATCCTGTCCGTTAAGTTGCAACTTGGCAGTAACAACTGGGTTCTGTCCCCAACAGTGCATGTCAAGAGATGTTTCGGTGAGCACAAAGGTGCCAGCATCAGAAACAGCAGATTCTCCGTATGCACCAGTAAGACTGGAGTTGGGAGGACCAGGTGCAAAATTTGGCTCGGTGTATCCACCGCCTGAAGACATATCAGCATTTCCCCAATATCCAGAAATAGCAACATCTCCAGCACCAGCATCGTTGAAAAGACCATTTGCGTCGATGTAGGCACTACTTGTGGCAGCAATTGAATTAGGACCTCCGAATGAGTGGATGGCGTTGGGAAGAGCGTCGACTGAGTCGGTGTAGTTAAATGGCTGAGCACCTAACACGCGGAACAACTTAGATTCGCAACTCAGTGAAGAGCAATAATCCACGTTCTGGTCAGGCTGAACGACCCAGATAAGTTCCTTAACAGGGTGATTGAAATTCAATTTAATCTTGTTGGAAGATGAACCAACCGATTCGTCTCCGGTGAATTGAAGCTGAGTAATTAAATACTCGTGAGGGTTTTGAGCCATTCTTCGTCTTTCATCAGTATCTAAAAAGACATAGTCGACGTATAATGACGCAGCAACTAATGACTGGTTGTATGCGATGGAAGCAGGAACAGACTTGCTTGAGTCGTGGGAACCATTAAGACCGCAATTTAACGAGGTTACCGCCCACAAGCATTCATCAATTGGGCGAATATCAAGATTGATTTTCACTTCGTGGTACTGAAGGGCGATTAATGGAAGGGCAAGACCAGGGTTGGTGCAGAACCAAAATTGAAGAGGAATGTATAGAGTAGTTTCAGGAAGAGCCTTTCTTGGGGCGCACACTTGACGAGGAGCCTGTGAATCGCAAGGACCGTCGATATCAGAAAAGGATGGATCCGTAATGAAGGTAAGTTGTGTGGTGTTTCCAACCATCTTAAAATATCCGCGCTGTTGTTCGCTTGATAGAGTCAGTTGGTTCCAGATGTGCATCCAATCACCATATTGGCGATCAATTCGCTGTCCACCGATTTCAACCTCAACCTGTGCGATTAGCTGTTCTCCAGGGAAATCAAGCCAACGAGCATAAACTCCTTGGTTGAAAGAATTGTTTGGACTTCCCATACTTTGGTTAATTTCAGGAAGAGTCACCTGCAAATAAGTTCTAAAAGCAAGATCTCCGTTTCTACTAATCACACACTGAACACGGCGACCAAAATCAGCCTGTCCGTTAAATGTTTGTTCGATCGATTCAATTGAAAAGTTCGTGTATCTGCGATAGGTGACTTTCCAAAACGTAATTTGAGGGTTTCCAGTAAGATAAACATCTTGAGCACCATAAGCAACCAATTGCATTAAACCGCCTGCCATTCTTTTATACTATTCCTAAAGAAAAAAAAATAAATAAACTAATTTAAATTAAATTATTTATATTAATTTAATGACGTATTATTTATTTTTCAATTATTTACCCTAAATTTGTTTTAATAAATGTGTTTAGGTAAGAATCGGTTAGATATTTTTTATTATTTTTGTGTTTTTTGACAAATACATACGTATCATTCTTTTTTTTAATTGTCCATCCATCGTTGAGAGCATTATAGATTAGAACCATTTTTTGTATTTGGACCTTATCATTTGGTTCAAGTCGCTCGTTATGACTATTAAGGGATTGCTCCATTTATAAAATATAGAAAATAAACAATATATTTAAACCAAATTGTTAATTATTTATATTAAAAATTAAATAAACAATATATTTAATTAAATACTAATAATGCCTACATTTAAACCTAAAACTATTAAAAAAATAAAAATTAACAAAATGGACAATATTACATTAGATGGAAAGCATAAGGATTTTTTACAGGAGTTTTTAATTGACGAGACGAATAAAATCCCGTCCTTGTTAATGGAAAAAGGCAAATTAAAAGAACAACTTAAATGTTTGCGTGAAACCGAACATTCTTCCGAAAATAAAATCGAGATGCAACTAGAAATACAAGACAAATTAAATGAGATATCTCAAAGTATACGAGACATTAAAAATAAAAAAAAAGAGTATTATTTGAATAATTCTAAATATATCTTTGATTATTTCGAAAATAAAAAAAATATAGAAACTCTCACTCTAAATAAAAATAAAATGTTGTATTCCTTTTTTAAAATAGATGATGCGGAGAAACCGAATGAAACCAAGGGAAATAATATAGTGAAACAATATTTAAATAATATCGATAAAACGTTTATAGATATGACATGTTTTACATATCAATCCGATATCTGTAAATATTGTTATAAAGGGGAATTAATTCCTTTAGAGGATGAAGGCATGCTTATTTGTAATTTATGTTCGCGCACAATTCAGTATTTAATTGAGAACGAAAAACCTTCATACAAAGAACCTCCAAAGGAAATATGTTTTTATGCTTATAAACGCATTAATCATTTCAAAGAAATTATATCGCAATTTCAGGGGAAAGAAACAACCCAAATAGATAAAGAGGTTATCGAAAATATTAAACAACAAATTAAAAAAGAGCGAATCACTTTGTCGCAAATAACAAATGTGAAAACAAAGGAAATCTTGAAAAAATTGGGTTATAATAAATACTACGAGCATATTCCGTTTATTAAAAATAAACTTGGAATAAAACCACCCGTTATGTCGCAAGACCTAGAAGAAAAATTATGCAATTTATTTATAGAATTGCAGTACCCTTATTCTAAATTTTGTCCCAATTACAGAGTAAATTTTTTAAACTATTATTACACCGCATATAAATTATGTGAATTATTGGGTAAAACCCAATACCTAGAGCATTTTCCGATGCTAAAAGATGTTGAAAAACGAATCGAACAAGATACCATTTGGAAACAAATATGTGAAGAATTAAACTGGGAGTATATTCCTACATTATAGTATGTTGGTTATTGTAAATAATGTATTTACATCGGGAAGCCGACCATATTGGCGCCAATACCAAAACCAGCGCCAGCTCTTGCTGAAACAGCCACCGATGGAAGATATGTGTCGAGAATGGAAAATGTTGCGGCGGCAGTTAATGCGATAAAAGAAATCTCGTCCACATTTAATGACCGTTGTGGGACGGCATAGCATACAATCGCTATCATTAAACCTTGAATTAAATATTTTATAATTCGTTTCAACAATTCTCCTACATTAACTAAATTACTCATTATAATAAATAAAAAGAAAAAATATTAATTAATTGTAAAAAACTTAAATACTAATTAATTATATTAAATAATGCCTAAACAACAAAAGTCCGTAAAGGAAAACGAACCAAAAAAAACAGATTTGCCTAAATATGTGGATTTATTGGAAGAAGATAAACCGATCGCGTCCCAAAAATTTGTCTGTGTTTCGTTTGTATCTCCCGAAAATATATTAAAAAACAAGCAAATGTTCTTTTTTGAAGAATTTTTAAAGAAGTTCGAATTTAATAAATCGATGGAAAAATTTATACAATTCTTAAATTTTGTTTCCTTCAAATATAATGTAAAATTTGAAGACATGACAAATGATTTCACCGAATTTGTAAAGGACGAGCAAAAAGCGTTAGGAACAATTCGTATGGAGGATGAATATAAAACATTTTTGGATAAAAATGAGGAAGAATTAGAAAAGGTCTTCAGCATTCGGAACAATTTTCAAACAAGCACGCGCGGGTTAAAAGTAAGAGGAGTATTTCCTACATTAGGTGAGGCAGAATTAAGATGTAAAATGTTGCGCGAGATGGACCCAAACCACGATGTGTTTGTTGGTCCTGTTGGACTATGGATGCCGTGGGACCCAGAAGCATACAAGACGGGAAGAGTTGAATATTTGGAACAAGAGTTAAATCAGTTAATGCAAGAAAAACAAAAGAACGAAATTAACGCTAAAAATACATTCGACCAGAGGGTAAAAGAAACGCGTCAAAATGCGATTAATGAAAATATTAAATTGGCTGAAAAAAGTGGAAATAAGTTAACTCAAAGTGTGGATGAAAACGGCAATCTAATTGGAGTGAATAATTTGAATACGCAAGAAAATGTTCTCACCTCAAACAATGAAATCTCAAGTGCAGATATTCACCGAGAATTATTTGAAGGAAACACGATCGTAATGAATAAAAAGGATACGAGTGAAGGTAATACAAAAGTAGACGCGTCCATTCCATAAATTCAACAATACTTACTAAATATGACTACTTTTGTAGCTAGTCATATTTAATTTAAAAGAATGTAGATAATGCTTAGAATTTTAAAAAACATTTTGATTTTGAATATGAATGATAACATATACCTAGTGTAGAAATTATTATTTCACAAAATTACCATTTTGTCGTTGTTTTTTTAACGTTGATTTTTGGACCCTGTCCTCGTTTACGAGCGTTATTTGGGTCGTATTTTTCATCATCTTCATCATCAGATGTGATCCCTTTGGATAATTCCCAAAATTCTTTGCTACCCAATTTAAAATCATTATGATTTTCTGCCTTATACCAAAATACTTGGTCTTGTAGTTTATTTGATTTTACGTTGTTGTTTATTACGAGACATTCATAATTTTCGGTACACTGGTCCATCACTTGACAAAACGCTTCAAATGTTGGAAACATACCCGCATAGTTTTCATAAATTCTCTTTCTATTTGCGATGTAAGGTTCTCTTAAAATAAATACAAAATCAATATTGGTTCGTAGTGTTGGAGGAACCCCAAGTGGGTATTGCATCGTAATAATTAACATTACTTTCCAGTGACGCCCATTTAAAAATAAAAGTCTCATCATTTTATCGCGCGACCAAGAATTATCATACAGACAATCGTCCATAATGACAAATGTTCTAGGGTCGATATTACTTTTTCGATAAACTTCGTGTTCTTTTTTTATTTGTTTTAATACGCTACGCTGACGTTTTAATATATTTTCAACAATTACGGTGTTGTATTCATTATGTATAAATAATTTAGGCACCATTTTACCATAAAACCCGTTACCTTCTTCGGTTCCAGATATAACAGTTCCAATAGGTATATCTTGTTGATAATATAAAAGGTCTCGCACTAAAAACGATTTACCCGTGTCTCGCCTTCCTATTAAAAAAACCACCGGACCTTTTGTATCCGCCGCCTTAAAGGAAATACTCTTCATATCAAATTTTTTGAGTTCTAATGACATTTCTATAAATAAAGGAAATATTAATTTTTCAATTACGCAACATTTAGTGATATTAGTTCAAAATATACAATAAATATATAGGCAAAACCTAAATATGATTGTTAATTACCATAAACGGAAAAACGAACCATTATTTAAGCAATTAAATGACATCGAATCACTCCATATAGTAAACATTCAAAATTACAACCCCATATATAAAAGATTGTTTGTACTTAACAATACGAATTATAACAGTATTAATTTGAATCATGATTGGTACATAACAAACATTCACGACAACAATAATACGTCGCATAATATCTATGAATGTCAAATCAAACATGCAACCACAAAAAAAACAAAAACCAAAGACGTGTTTTTTAAATTTGCCCCGTTGTTGGACCCATTCAAATATTTAACGGGAAAATATGACATCAACGAAACCACCCTATTTAATTTACCAACCGACCCATACGAACCTATTGTTTGCCATAAAAAAATTGAGGGGGTGAATAACTGCTCCTACATCGATAGCTTTTTTTCCTTCTTATCAAGCACCTTAATACAATCCCACGCATTTATTCACGGGGTTGATTTTTATGGTTCCTTTTTAGGTATAAAACATAATTATATTTTAAATATAGACGATGACATCGAATACATCGCTGATAATCCTTTTTTTAAAAAACACAACAATTCCTTATTTTCAATTAAATATAATGACACCGACTACCCATTATTACAAAAACCCAAATTAAACATAAATTTTTCAGATAATGTTTCTTGTCACAATCTGTCTATCAAATCAGTCAATTGCGTTGATTTCGACAATCTTTTTAATGAATTGGAACCCGACGAAAAAGAGGCAGGGGATCCTGCCGATTTAAATTATATTAATTTTAACGAATTGAAAGAATTATCCATCGATTTGTTAAATATCACGCATAGCGACGAAATAGTAAAACAATCAACCTCTTCACACACTAGTTTTTCTTCAAGAACATCCAACACTTCAAATAGCGAAGAAACGAAATCAATTCAATCCGATCATACATCCGATACACACGAAGAAACCGCATCGGATATGTCTGACGGCGACGAAACGTTAGAGACCGAGTCAGATGATACCAGCTATTTTGAGGATGATATTAAAGCAACCATTTTTAAATTTCCAGTTCAAATCATCTGTATGGAAAAATGCGAAGACACCTTGGATTCATTCATATTGAATAATTCCATCTCAGAAGAAGAATGGTTCTCCATATTAATGCAAGTGATTATGATATTAATTATATACCAACAAGCATTCAATTTTACACATAATGATTTACACACGAATAACGTCATGTATTCCAAAACAGATATTAAATATGTTTATTATTTATACAAAAATAAATACTATAAGGTACCAACCTTTGGAAAAATCTTTAAAATTATCGATTTTGGACGCAGTATATATAAATATAATAAAAATATTTTTTGTAGTGATAGTTTCGACAAAAACGAAGATGCTTACGGACAATACAACACACCGCCCTATTTAAATGAAAAGAAACCAACTCTTGACCCAAACCCCAGTTTTGATTTGTGTCGTCTTGCGTGTTCTATTTTTGATTATGTGGTTGATGATATGAGTGAAATCAAAGATTTAAGTGCTTGCTCTCCGATCGTACGACTTATTGTGGAATGGTGTCAAGATGATAAAGGTAGTAATGTTCTTTATAAACAATGTGGTGCCGACCGATATCCTGATTTTAAATTATATAAAATGATTGCTAGAGGGGTTCACAAACATACACCGCAAAAACAAGTAGAACGAAGCGAGTTCAAAAAATATGTTATACCCAAATACAAACATGAAAAGAATCACACATTCATCAATATCG